ATATTTGCCCAGCGGTAATATTCAATTGAGAATCATACTTGGTATACACCTTACCTGTTTCCTCATCCACATAATCCTTCGTTGCCGCCAGCTTGATAGACTCTTCTGTTTGCTCTATCCTTGTCTCCAACCTGATAATGGCATCCGCCAAGTTATCGATAAACAAGGAAACACCATAAATCAGTATTTCCCCATCGAAAGATATACGGAAATCGCCACGTTCGTCCCATTTCCCCGCTTTCGAAAGCTTACGATACGAGGATGATGGTTCCAAGGACATGGAGACATAAAGGCTTGATCCCTCGAAACCTGCGGTCAATATCCCCGCCTTAACAACCCGGTAATGTAATGAGAAGGAATAGTCATACTCGGTCGCCTCGGTCTCATGTGACGGTATGTTTATAACGTCATTCCGCTGGAGGATATACGAGTCACTGATACGTAAGACATTTCTGTTGCCGTCTTGATAAATATCTGAAACTCCCCTCTTCTCTGACAGGAAAGAATCATTGGCGTAAATAAACGATCCGTCATGTCCCCAAAAACTTATTGAGTTCTCTGTCACCCAATAGTCCGTATTTTGGGAGAATGAGCTATTTTTCAATATATTGCCCGGCTCTAATGATATATCGTTCCTGATGCCTTCGATTGAACTCTCGAATTTCCCGTTCATTATGGAAAATTCCTGCTCGACCGTATTACCTGTATCAAGGATGTAGGTCGAATTTTCAAAGTAAGCCCCGTTACCGTAAATCCCCCAAACACCGGTCAAATCTATACCGTTTTTGGTTCTTATCCCGGAAAGATTTCCGATACGTGCCTTGGTCGCGTTATCGGGGTCTGTCTTCATCCCATACACGACATCCATATATGGTGCGCCGATCTCGTCGATCGTAGTAATCTTGACAATACCCTTTCTGGTAGAATCAGCCACGCTATCTATACGGGTTAATACATCTCCTTGCGCAATGTCGGCTTTATCACCGGCAAAGTTGACAAACGTAATCCAGTCCAAGCGATCTTCACCGTCCGATAAATTACCGATGCCGACTTGATCAACCCGAAGCTCGTATTGCTTGATGATATTGTAATCATTCTCCCCTGTCGGCATTCCCCCAAAATGTTGGACCATCAATATATCCCCCGAACGGAACGGATTGTAGAGCACGCCGTTCCCCGTGTCCAAGTAAATCCTTCCGGTCGCATGGTCGTAATACTCCACCTTCATCATCCCTGAGAATATCACGTTGTCGTTTTCGCCACGAAGCTGAGAGACGATGAACTCATAGACCCGGAGACTGCCTCTCACATTTATATCGTCTATCTCTAAACGGAATTTCTGTTCCTCTACACCAGCCGAGTTAACCCGTTTATATGGAGCAATATCCCAACCGAAGCCATTGGGGAAGCCCGATATAAACGTATGGGACCCCACTCGTTTCTTGAATAAAACATTCCCACGGAACCATGACTCATCAAATATGGCACGACCATCGGCCTTGATCTCCCAGCCCTTGCCGTCCATGCCGTCGAGGAAGATGGAGGAGCCTATCTTCTTGTCGAAGATGATCTCACCATGAGCCGTGTCATTGACATCCTTCCTTAAATATTTCTTATTAAGTTCTTCGGGCGATAATCCTCCCCCAATGACATATCCACCCTTAGAAACGGATCCTTCATTCCGAACGTTGTCAATGGCATCCCAAATCTTATCAATCGTACTAGCGATAGGTTTATCGCTAAGGGATATCTCATAAACCGGGATATCCTCACCTTCTTTTATGGATAAGCTCTGGATAATAATGCTATAATCTGTTCCAAAATCAGCGTCATACAACGGAAGCCTCATGCCTTCCCTGATCAAATCATGCAGATTCCCGTTTCGAGCCATGTATATCTCATCCACCCCTATATCGTAAGTATAGGTCACATGATCATGATCGGCCAGATAGGAAGTAGCCGCATTTAATAGCTTATCTTCCGCATATTCCACATACTTATCTGGCATATTGATGTTCAGCAAGATAAAACGATCTCCCGTTGATAGATTCTGTCCGGCATTAGGGACTTGGAAGTTGTCTCTCGTGGATTTGTTAAGCGTTACCTCATAGTCACCGTTCTCCAATTGAATAACTTCCACGATATCGAACTCGTAACCGATCAAACTCCCGCTTCGCATTGATATCGTCGCCGTCTCAGAGGTCAAGTAATCTTTGATATTGAATCCGATGTTCTTGATCGTCACCTTGAAAGAACCCGACGTCTCTGTTTCTTCCGTTATTTGCTCAGCGGAGACAAGCTCATCTATTCGTCCTATACCGGGTAACTCCACACCCGCTATAGAAGGATAGATATCCTCAAATAATTGGGTGTATTCCCTTACCCCATAAGCGGAGATATTTTTCGATTCAATATAGCTCTTGCCTGTCTCCAGATAACCGGGTAACATCAAGTTCTTCTTGCCAGAGAAATCTGATTCTCGCTTATTGTAATCGGAAGGTATATTGCGTTCGCCTCCATAAGCATACAACCTAGTGACAATCGCCTCGTCAGCATTGACATTCCTAGTTATCTGGTATAAACCGTTATCCTTACCGTAATAAAAAGTATGATTCAAGGAATCTTCCGGGTATCCGATCCTCACCCTTCTCTTGGTAACGAGAAAATTTAGCCCAAACTCCTTATTGATCATCACGAGGGCGTTCCAGCAAGAGGTATTGTCTATCTGTATTTCCGCTTCCTCGGTCTCAACGCCCTCATAGACATCAATAGTCCATCCCGGATAATCACGGTTCATGTTCGCCTGTATCCTCTCCGCGAAAGTCTTGGCGGTACCCACAAATGAGAAAGACGGACTAGGCTGGTAATGATAATCATTGCCATACGGGACATAATCCAATAACTGACAATTTTGTAACTCTACATCTACCGTATTGAATACCAAATCATACTCAAAGGCATCTTGAGCACTGCCAGAAGAAGCGCTCTTCGTTTGGGAAGGGGTATAATATAAATAGAAAACCTCTCCCCTATAAGTCAAATAGTCGCCTATAGCGAAATTTATCACGACTGGGGATTCGAACGAACAGGATATTGTCCTTTCGCCCATAAACGAGCCGTTGTATTCTAGTTCCTTGATCGTACAACGTCCGATTTCACCTGTCTTATCGTAAACAATCCACCCCATACTACCTAATGATAAATTGCTCCTCCGGTTTGGTCACCCGAAATTTCATCTTAAACTCAGCGACATCCCCCAACCTTACATCGCTCGTAAAATCAAAATCGCTGAACCCTTTAAAGTAAGCCCCCTTACATCCCGTATATGAGTACGGGGAGTATATATTGAGTTCAGATCCATTGGTTGTCAGATATTTGAATAGGGATTCCTGCTTGACAGGAAAAGAACCTCGTGCTCCTTTATACACCACGGATATCTCAACATCATAAGCTCGAAGCTTAACCACGTCTGGGAAATAAACGTCCTCCCCATCCTCGTCCTTCCAGTCACGGGAAGGCAACTCCTTTGTCTCAAGAGGGACGAATAATGGCACGCTGGTGGTCTTGACACCAAAGTCTGCGTATAGATCTTTCGTTTCCGATCCATTCGCCTTTTGAAATATCAGTGTATCCCTATCTGTTCCCATGACAAAAAAAGAGCCTACAACAGGATGGGCTTAACCATCATGTCATAGGCTCTCTCTGAAGCTCTTGTTTTTTATTATGAAAGCAAATATAGATAATATTTATATAACATCAAAACAATATAGATAATATCTATACAATTGATATCTCTTTTTCGTCCGTTATCCTTGCCTCTGCGTTTACAAGCTTGGCGGTCTTCGGACTGCCTTTTTTCTTTCTGTCATAGTTCAGCCCTCCTATTTATTTTCGATTTTTCTAGTAACCAGATAATTTGTCGCTTTTTTGTTCTATCTCATCATTTGTAGCAACCTTATTCTGCCTCATCCAGTCCTCTATTTCCTTTCTATCGAAATAAAGTTGTTTCCCTTTGGGCTTGTAATGCGGAATTTGATGACTGTAAGTAAGTTTGTACAAATGGCTCTTACTCAATCCAGTAAGTAATGCAACATCATCAAAGCAAAGTACATTCTTTGCAGCTAATAGGCTATATCTCTCAATTCTATCTAATTGTTGTTTTATTTCTTCTGACATAATACAATAAATTATTTGTTCATGAATGGGGTGTGTACTTTGCCCGTTGCTTTGTAATTACATTGCAAATATCAGAAGGGAAGGAAAAAAAAGACCTCCATATAGTCACTACTATAGTCACTATATGGAGGTTTATATCTCTGTATATCTTGTTGTTACTTTATCCTTGCCTTATCTACATCATTATAACCATAGGGCAAAGTCCCTGTTTTTTTTTTGATAATCTCGCTTTGCGATGTCCGGTCGTTCCG